GTTTTTAGTTCTTTGATTTGGGTAATCAACTTATCTGCGGCTGCGTTATACTGTTCTTCGACAGTCAGATTTTTAGCCATAGCAGTACCCAGTTTAGTGCGGATGAATTCAACAAGTTTCTTCAGTGTGTTCATATTATTACCTTTCAATTGGTGGTTTATTATCCAACGAGAGCATTATACTCTGCTCTCAAGAGTTTGTACACTTATTTGTACGAATTAATAATCTCTTCCATTTTATCCAGAACATGGATATCGATTATACGAGGAAGTGCCGAAAGATTAGAACCGTCGAAAGATTTAAGGTCTTCCAAAATAATATTTTCAATGGCCTTTAAAGCTTCCGCAGATTCTGATGCAGAATTAAATTCAGGAATTTCTCCAAAAAGACGTGAGAATGAACCAAAGTATTCTGCGGCGATTTCTTTAGCTTGTTCGATATCAGACTTAAACATTTTGTTTTCCTCATTTGTTGGTAGAGTAATCATATCACCATCCTTGGCGTTTGTGCATTATTTTTTAATCAAGTTGACATAAAATTCTGCATCTTCAGGGTGCATGCCTTCGCAATATTCTTCAACCATGAACTTCTTAACAGCTTCATAAGGACCGCTCAGATTAAGCTCAGTTGTCCAGAACTTGGAATCTTGGACTGAATCGATACGAACTTCAGGGTGACGGTTGCGAATAACTTCTTCAGTGTATTCATAATCAACGACATCAATACTAACTTTAGCCATTTTGTATTCCTCTTGATTTGATGTGATTACTATAACATAAACTTACTTAGATGTAAATTATTTCAACGTCACCTTTAGCTGCTTTATAACCTTCAGCCCAAGATACAACAGAGTTTTTATCTGAGGATTCAAATTCAGGCATTGGACTTTCACCAATATTCACACAGTATGTTTCTTCATTTTCATCGAACCAAATAATTAAAGTAGTCATTTTGTTTACTCCACTGTAGTTGATAAGTCTATAGTATCACCATCCTTGGTGCTTGTACATCATTATTTTTAATTTTTCCAACTTAACAACTTGTAGTGTCCTTCATTCATACGTGGTTTATCCCAAGAAATACTAATATATGATTCGCTGTCAATAGAAGTCGCCGGGTTTTTCTCTACCGTAAGACCTTCACTTTCCAGCCATTCAATAGTGTTTGCGCATAAATCTGAAGAACACCTCATCGGAAACTGGCAAGATTTTTCACCTTTAGCTGCGGTGTTATACATCTTTTCTAAAATACGCTTTTGCACGTTTTTAAAAATAGTTTCAGCAGATTCTTCAGATTTTTTATTCAGTTCAGTGTAAAGGCTCATAATATTCTCCTCATGTTTTGATAGGTTTATAGTAACACATCTAGGGAAGAAGTAAACAACTTTTTCAGTAAGTTATAGACCCCCTAAAGGGACCCGAAGGTCCCCATTCTTTACTTACGAGTTTTTGCATACTGAGCAGCGTCAGCAGCCAAACGACCTGCCTGACGAAGTTTTTCTTTAATCTCATCATGAAGCGGTTGAGTATACTTCAAACCTTCAATAGTCAAATAAAGACGATAAAGGTCTGGGGTATCAAGGTTGTTGATATGTTGGCCATTACGAAGAATATTGAATTCACGAACGAGTGAAGATGTATCAGATTCAATATCACGAACAAGCGAAGATAGTTGTTTATATTTTTTTTTCCAGGCTAGAAGTATCAAACTTAAGAGCAGGAGCTTTAGGAGTTGCTTTTACTTCCGGCTTAGGCTCAGGTTTTGCTTTAGGGGTCGAAGGTTTAGGAACGGTAGGAGCAGGTTTTACTTTAGGCGAACCAGATTTAGCAGAAACACCACCACTAACAATATCTTTGAATGCTTTAGAAGCTCTGTAATATTCTTTTTGGCTGGAAGTGTCGATACCGTACATGGCTTGAACGTTTTTGAAAAACTCTGTACTAGTTTTTGTACCAGAAATAGCATCGTAAGCAGCTCGCCATTTCTCTTTTGTCATACGTACACCGGCTTCGGTGATTATTTCCGTTTCGGCTAAAAATTCATTAACAGTATACATTGATGGTCCTTAGAAAGTAGGTTTATTGTTTACTATATTTATACAAAAAAGCCCCAACCTTTCGGAAGGGGCTATGCCTTGCGGCAACCTTGTCGGGGTCCCACCTGCTAAGGCAAGTGTTTGTACGAAACGCCGGGATTCGAACCCGGTTATTAAGCAGTTGACGCTACTCAATATTTTTAAAAGGCCATATCTCGACCATATCCGAACGTTCCGTCAAAAACGCTACTCGGCTTACGGCAAAGATATTTCCTCGAATCGATAATTCTGTGCGCCGTTTCTGCTGTGATGTAAGGGGATATTAACGAATCATAAAGATTTATTAAGACCAGTCTCCTTACTCAGGGAACATCAGTCCGACGACTTGCCGGTAGCGACCCGGCTTCTTATTTTGGCATATCATCAATTTGTTCTCGACGCCGACGCCATAGATTAATCGCTTCATAAACACATTCTGCATTTGGTATATGACGGCAATAATATAATGATTCGCGTTTCTGGAACCGATGTTGCAACGGGATTTCGTTTAAAAGGTCTTTACGGTCAAAGTATTCAAAACTAGTTAACCCGGAACGATTTTTAAGGAACTTCCAATGGCCAAATTCATTTTGGAAATAAACGTAATCAGCGTGTTGATATAACGAATTAATCAACCGGTCGGAAATAACTGTATCTTGTTCGTTAAAATAAAACGTTAAATCATGAACTACTAAGTAAACATTACCTTTCATATTTTCCTCACTTAAAGTTGGTCGAGACAGAAGGATTCTAACCTTCAACCTACGGATTAGAAGTCCGTTGCTCTATACAATTGAGCTATGCCTCGAATATATGACCCAGACCAGATTCGAACTGGTAACCTTTCCCTTATGAGGGGACTGCTGCTAACCATTGAGCTACAGGGCCTAAATAACTTTCTATTATGAAAGGCACTTGAGGGAGCACCTTTGGTAATAGAGGGTAGATTAATAATAACACATAATTCTTAAAGCAAATTACGTTTTACCGTACCATATTAATGTAGTTATATTCAATGCAACGTAATTTCAAAGGGTTCTTGAAAATATCATATTCAAGAGGGCCTGATTCAGTTTCAATAAAGAAATCAAAGTTCACACTATTAAATTTGCGGTCTTCCCAAAGTAATTTAACCTGTGAAGATGAACGGTCGACGTAAACCTTTTCAACCTCAAAGTTAGTCAGAATACCGTAGTCATCGACTAGTGCTTTAGCTGCACGTCGGTCACTTTCATATCCATTCTCAACGGATTTTACCTTAGCATAAAGAATCATGAATGTTCCACCACTTCGAAGGTATGAGCATCAACAATATGATACCAGTCAAAATTTTCTTCTGCGTTTTTATAAATTTCGCGAAGAGCATCCACAGTTTTTCCTGTAGCAACAAGGTCGTCAATACCACCAAGAGGATAACAGTCATAACCAGCAAACAGAAGGAAATTAATAGTTTCTGTAGGTTCTGGATGCAGTGTACCATTGTCATCGACTACTTCAAAGAACATATAACCAGGCGATTTAGTTTTAATCCAAGCCCAGGCTTGAGCTGCTGAATCAAATGGTCCGCGTATCAAACGACAATCAGGGTCTTTAGAAGGATTTGCTTCAAAATCCGCATATACGTGATATTTCATTTTACTCACCTTTTGCAATTTTATCCATAACGATAGCGATTAAGCCGATTAGAAATGCTACTACCAATGAGATAGAATTTTCTGTTGTTGTCAGTAGTCCACAAATGAATCCTACAAACATCGAAAAACTAAAGGCCATTGAAGCAATTACTACAGCAACATTACGAATCAGTTCAGCGCGTTTCATTTTATTCTCCATTTACTCATTTGTTTTGGTAGGACTACTATACCATAGTCCTACCTGGTTGTAAACCGTTTTGTGAAAATTATTTTAGATCTTCGGCCCAATCTAGTTTTAAGGGTTCTTTGTATTCACGGTCGAGAATAACCGGAATAGCTACATCACCACTGAATGATAGTTGGCCAACGTTATATGATAACGTTATATGTGGAGTGTAGTCGTCGAAATCATGAGTAGCACCTAAAGCTCGTGCATACTGATGACGACATCTAAGATATTCGGAATCAAGAACTAAAACCAGTACAGCGCCGTCGTCAGTTTTCCATACCTCAAAGTGTCCTGATTCGGCAATAGAATAACTACCACTAGACGTAGTATATGGTATGTTTACACGTGAATAACAAATTGTTGAATGAAGCTTTTCACGTGGTACTGGATTAGGAATTCTTAATTTACGCTGGAGGTCTTCCAGCGCATCAAGTGTTAATTCTGAAAACTTAGCTGCGACGTAGAGGCCTTGCGAAAAGTCCTCAAATTTCATTATTCTTCTTCTGTGGTTTCAGCTTTAACAAGTTCACGTACTGCTTCTACCAGGTCATCAATCTTAACTGATTCGCCAGTGATACCAACCAGATTAGCGATTTTAGCAAGAGCACTACCAAGTTGCTGAGATTCTTGCTGGATAGCAGCTGCTTGGTCTTGAGTATCAAGAATGCGAGATTTCAGAGTAACGATTTCAGACTGCAGTTTTTCGATAGTTTCAGTAGACATTTTATTACCTTAAGATTGTTTCAATTTTAGAATAAAGCTCTTCTAAAGAGCCGTCGTTTGTAATAACTAAATCGCCTTCTTCAATAGGCAACCCAGCTTCTGTAATATGTTTATCAGTGGATTCCGTACCAGAGCGAACCACATGAATAACTGTAGCACCCATCGCTCTAGCGGTTTCCATTTCATGGACTTGACGTGTATCGGTTACAACATAGTAATCGAAATCACTTCCAATATAATCCATATAGTTTAATGCAAAAAGTTTAACCCAATACATACGGTCAAATAAATTAACGACAACATCCGTACCGAGGGCTTGCATAAGACGGCGGATTGACCATGTGTCGTTGATATTATTTATAGCTTCGCGCAGGGCTTCATATGGTTTAATATCTAGATATGAATATCCACCTTCTAACGATGATAATACTTTAACATTATTAATTGGTAAATATTGACTTTGTAAATAAATTAGCGCTTCTTCCAATAATTCAATAACATCCAACTTATTGAGATTTAATGGTGTTTCACGGTCGTATCCAACACCTTCAAAGTATTCATATTTCAACTCAGTGAATACATCAGGGTTTTCGGCATGTCTACGCCCCCAGGCTATTGCTAGAGCGTCTTTAATCGGATATGCCAATTGGTATTTTACGGATTTAAAGTTTGAATTGATGTAATCGGCAGTGGTGTCTTTACCACTACGTTTGATGCCGCTTAAAAAGATTAGCTCCATAGGTTTTCCTCATATAATTTATAAGTGATTATAACATACGGAGCTAGAAGCGATTAACGCAAGGAAGGGTGTCTAGAAATGGATTTAGATTCAACTGCTTGACGTGGTTGTTGAGATACAATGACTTCGCCATCCTTTTCTATCGTCATATACGCGTAGTGAATAGTTGCTACGCACGTAACGGCAGGGTCAGAGTCTTCGGTGTAACTAAATTCAATTTCACTCAAATCAGAAATCCATGGTTTATAGAAATTTGCCGTCAAAACTACTTCGGTCTTATTGTTGTTTAAAATGTGCAAAGTAACAAACTCAGGACCATCGGAGTGGGCCGTATTATGCCCGGTTATATAGTTATTAGTGCTGAGCATCCATTTATACATGTTCATCCAGGACGTCATGTCTTCGTCAACTATAAATCGTACAATAAAAGGGTCATATTCAAATGTGGTGCCTGCACGCATTGCACGTCCTAGCCCCATTGTGCCTGTCACAGTTTCAACAACAGGAATTCTCACACCTGGCAATGGAGCCGTTTGGGCATTGAGCACAAAACCTGAAGTTCGTGTACTATCTGGGATATCCACAACAAAGTTTGTTATATTTGTTTGGTTAAAAATCTGTCTCGCTGGACGAGTCATAAGCACCTCAAAAACGCTTTAATAAAAATGCAGTATAATGGTTTTAGGTCTTTTCCATTAATCCGGTTCAGCAGAATATCAGATGAACGGAAGAGAATAGAATTAAGATTTCCAAACAGTATTCGCAGAGAAACGTTTTCCTTTTGACATAAACTGCTGAGTAGGTAACATGATTATGTTAGCCCAGTCTTTAGGAGCTATTTCTGTTATTGTTCCTCTAATGTGGCCTGGCAGGTATGCTTTAATCATTTTGTCAGCACCTTGAAATCCTTTCACCTTGCTCCAGTCTATCTTCAACTTTGTGTTATTAGTAATAGTAGTTGTGCTAGCATATTGCTTCAGCAATTCTTCAAGAAACTGTTGACGTGCTTTAGGTGGGATATAGTGCAAGTTTAACCCATACATCAAATTATGTTTACCTAATCCTAAATAAATAATCAAAGGATATCGGTCCCAGTATGGCAGAGTATCTTTATGTTTAGCATCATAAACGTAAGTATAAATTTTGCCTGGCGTAGGCTTGACTACTTTATGACCTTTTACACTTTTCTTAATTGTTTCAACAAACCACTTAGATGATTTGTTGTTTACTGCTGCGCCTTCATTTCTAATCTTTTCTCGTATTGAACTGCGAAACGAGTTTATCATCAGAAGTTGACGTTCTTGCTTATTGAGTTTATTTTTAGGTTTAGATTCAAGCGTTTCAATTTTCTGTGCAGTCTTAATAGATGATGCATATCTAGACATTGCAGATGTAAAAGACGAGTATTTTATTCCTTTTGATTCTGCAAATGCTTTTGCAGTGATTCCTTTCTCTTTAGCTTTCTTGTATTCTAATCCTATCTCAATCCATTTTCTTTCATTCATAGACTGAGCAATCTTAGGGGCTTGTACGCCTTCAGATATAATTTGGAATATGCTCATTCAACTTTCCTCATTTTACAATTATCACCATGCCAACGTTTATAAGGCGCAGGTTTACATTCTATACCGCAGTATTGGCATATCTTATTAGGAGTATTTAAGTATCCTAATCTCATGTTTTCCTTTTCTTCAGGAGTTCTATTTCGTCCCGTAAGAGTATTTTTTATTTTGTCTCTAATCTCTTTAGGCATTATCCTGCCTCGGCCTGCTTTACCTATTTTAGCTTTATGCTCTTCGGATAATTTCTTACCCTTCTTAGCTAAACTCATTTTCTTTTTAGATTCTTCGGAAATAGGACCTAATTTTCTACCTCTGGATGAATCGCCTATTCTTTTTCGCACATCAATAGAACGGCCTCGTCCTCCCTTTCCTCCTAGGTCTATATTATATGTATCTTCTCTATCCACAAAAGATTGATCAACTAATTCTGCTTCCTTTTGGAAAGCCATTTCTTCATTTAGTAATTCGTCACCGGTATCATACACATATAATACTTCTTTTACAAAATTATCTAATCCGTATTTAGCATGGGCTTTTAAGATAATTTTACCTGTTCCTTTATAAGAATCATCCGGGTTATTAGTTTTATGAACACCTATATAAATTTTATTATTTACGATGTTAGTTATTTTATATACAGTATACATATCATCCCTTATATCCTAAACGACGTAAACCGTCTTCTGTGAGAATTCTGAATTTAATATTTCTTTTAGCCGCTAATGCTGACGCAGCTTTCCATTTGTCGCAGTTCACAGACCACACGTAGATCTCGTTCATATAACGTTTCTTTGCTGCGGTCGTAAGATTTACAGGCTTAATAGGTGGTTGAGTTTCTTTCTTTGGTTTTATTTCTACAAAAAACTCTTGACCTGATGCATCTTTCATCCATATGTCCATATAGTATCGACGTTTCTTACCTTCCGCGTTACAGAAATATGGAATTACTGCTGTTTCACTACCCCATGCAATAATTTCTGGATTTTTATCCAACCATTCGAAAAAGAATTTTTCCCAGTTTGAACGATACGTTATTTTGGTATGGTCTCCACGGTATTTTTTTAAATTTTTTGGGACCCATTTACCAGAGTAGGCCATGTTGTCCTCCTTATAAATAGTATTATTATTTATACCAATTTCATATTGGAAGGAGACTATCTTGTTATTTACATTCTTCGACCCAATAGGATATAGTGCTAAAACAGTTGATAAGAATGCACCTACTATTCCTATGACAGACATATTTCGTAACTATAAAGAGTACTTTAAGCGTGTTGCTGCCAATTATAGATTACGTTCTTATTACATTAAAGGCTCTCCGCGTCCCGAAGAACTAGCGAATATCATTTATGGCAACCCTCAATTATACTGGGTCCTTTTGATGTGTAATGATAACTATGATCCGTATTATGGTTGGATTACATCTCAGGAAGCAGCTTATCAAGCTTCTATTCAGAAATATGCTAATGCGGGCGGCGACCAAGTTCTTTATCATATTAATGAAAATCGTGAGAAATTTTACAATTTGGTTTCATATCCGGACGAGCCTTTAGTGTGGTACGATAAAGGTGATGAAGCTCGTAAGTATCCGCAATATAAAGGACCTTTAGCTGCAGTAGATACTTATGAAGCGGCAGTATTAGATAATGAAAAACTTCGTAAAATAAAAATTGTTGCAAAAGAAGATATAAACTCGTTTATCACAGATTTGATTCGTGAGATGGAGATTGCATAATGGAAATGATTAGTAGTAGCCTTAATTGGTTCGTGGGTGTTGTCGAGGACAGAATGGACCCATTAAAACAAGGGCGTGTTCGAGTTCGAGTCGTTGGTCTTCATCCGGCGCAGAGAGCACAAGGTGATGTACAAGGTATTCCTACAGAAAAACTTCCATGGATGACTGTTATTCAACCTATTACGTCTGCGTCAATGTCAGGTATTGGTGGTTCTGTTACAGGTCCTGTTGAAGGAACTCGAGTATATGGTCATTTCTTAGACAAATGGAAAACAAACGGAATTGTACTTGGTACATATGGCGGAATCGTACGTGAAAAGCCTAATAGACTTGAAGGTTTTTCAGACCCGACAGGCCAATATCCGCGACGTTTAGGTAATGATACGAACGTATTAAACCAAGGTGGTGAAGCTGGTTATTATTCAAACTCTAACGTAATTCAAGATAACAACTTGGATTATGGTATAAACCCAGATGATACAGATTTAGCAAATATTCCAGAAGATGATGACCCTAATTTTACAATAACAGAAATGTTACGTCGTGACGAAGGTCTTCGTGATAAAGTGTATTGGGACCATCTCGGATATCCTACGGTAGGTATTGGACACCTTATCGTAATGGAAAAGACCCGAGATATGTCTCGAATTAATAAATTGTTATCTGATCAAGTAGGGCGTGAAGTAACAGGAAATCCTGGAACTATTACATTAGAAGAAGCAACAGCGTTATTTGAGAAAGACCTTGCTAAGATGCAAAAAGACATTCGTTCTAATTCTAAAGTAGGTCCTGTTTATGCTAAAATGAACAGATCTCGCCAAATGGCATTAGAAAACATGTGCTTCCAAATGGGCGTTGGTGGTGTAGCAAAATTCAATACTATGCTTAAAGCAATGGCCGCAGGCGATTGGAAAACTGCATACAAATCTGGGCGCGATTCATTATGGTTCCAACAGACTAAAGGACGCGCTTCACGTGTAACAACAATTATTTTAACCGGTAACATGGAATCATATGGTGTTCCTGTTAAAACACCTCCTTCACCAGGAGTTGGTGCCGATTTAGTTACTAGAAATACCGATTCAGAAGACCCGGCTGGTCCTCCTGTTCCATTAGATTCACGCATCCTTTTTAAAGAACCAGAATCAAGTTATCGTGGTGAGTACCCATATGTTCATGCTATGGAAACAGAAAGTGGTCATATCCAAGAATTTGACGATACTCCAGGTAATGAACGTTATCGCTTAGTTCATCCAACAGGGTCATATGAGGAAGTTTCTCCGTCCGGGCGTCGTACTCGTAAAACTGTAGAAGACCTTTATGACATCACTAATGGTGATGGGAACTTCTTGATTTCTGGCGATAAGCTTGTTAACGTTGGTGCTAATGAAATATATTATAACATGGCAGACCGCCTCCATCAAATAGACGGCAATGACACAATCTTTATTCGTGGTAACCAAACTAAAACTGTTGAAGGCGATGGAACTCTTTACGTTAAGGGGAATATCAAAATAGTTGTTGACGGAAATGCAGATATTCTTGTTAAAGGTGATGCCAAAACTCAGGTCGAAGGGAATCATGATTACACCGTCAACGGAAACGTTAAATGGACTGTTAATGGTAATGTTGATATGACTGTTGCAGGTGATTGGGCAGAAACAATGTCTACAATGAGCTCAGTAGCTTCAGGACAATACACTGTTGACGGATCTCGTATTGATATTGGGTAATATATGGCACAAATACTTCCTTTAAATACCGACTTAGGAGAAGACATGGAAGGGGCGTCTATTGACGTCCTTTTTACTCCACAGTTAGAAACAACCGAAACTTTAGTGTCAATAAATATAACAGATTATGAACCGACACAAGGCATTACGGTAGATGGTAATCGTTTATATGGAACATATGAAAGTGTGTTTAGCTTTTCTTCGGATGCATTGAAATACCGATTAAATGATGATTTTGAAACAGCATCTTCATGGGATGATTTACCAAAAGATGAATCAACACAGTTATATTTGTGGAGAGCTCCTCAGAATCTTCGTAAAGTGTTTAGTTATACGGTTGAAATGATTTATAACTACCAAGAAGAAAGTTCATCAGGCGGTTCTAGAAGTGACTCTGGTACAGAACCTCCACCGGCTCCAGTACAAAAAACTCTTACTAAGGTTTATACAAAAACTATAGTAGGAAATTGGAGCAAATGGGCTCATCAATTACGAAACTATGTTTATGTGAGGCCGTGAAAATGTCTGGTTTAAGTTACGACAAGTGCGTTACAACAGGTCATGAAGCATGGCCTCCTACTGTAATAAATGCTTCCCAATCTAAAGTGTTCACCGGCGGTATTCCTGTTCTTGTGGCAGGAGACCAAATAACACCTCATACAGAAATTAAAAAACCATACGAGACTCATGGAGGTGTTACTGAACCTCGTACATCTAAAGTATACGTCACCGGTAAAAAGGCCGTTCAAATGGCTGACCCAATTTCATGCGGGGATACTGTTTCTCAGGCCTCGTCAAAAGTCTTTATAAAATAGGAATTAAAATGGCAAACACTCCTGTAAATTATCAATTAGCCCGAACAGCGAATGCTATTCCCGAGATTTTTATCGGGGGAACATTTGCCGAAATCAAACAAAACATTATCGAATGGCTCCATGGACAGAATGAATTTCTTGATTATGATTTTGAAGGTTCACGCTTAAACGTATTGTGCGACCTTTTAGCATATAACACTCTTTACATCCAACAGTTCAGTAATAGTGCAGTGTATGAAAGTTTTATGCGTACTGCAAACTTGCGTAGTTCTGTTGTACAAGCGGCTCAAGATAATGGATATCTGCCTTCATCTAAATCAGCAGCACAAACAGAAATTATGCTCACATGTACGGATGCGTTAAATAGAAACTATATCACCATTCCACGTGGCACTCGTTTCTTAGCATACGCTAAAGATACTTCTGTTAACCCATATAACTTTGTTTCTACTGAAGATGTCATTGTAGTTAAAGACAAAAATAACCAATATTTTCCACGTCTTCGATTAGCTCAAGGACGTATTGTTCGCACTGAATTAACATTTGATAAATTAAAACCTATCATTATTCGTGATAAGAATATTGACCGTAATTTGGTTAAGTTATACGTTGATGGAGCAGAATGGATTAACTGGACTCGTAAGTCTATGGTTCATGCTGGTTCTACGTCAACAATCTATTATATGCGTGAAACAGTTGACGGGAACACCGAATTTTATTTTGGTGAGGGCGAAATCTCTATTAACACATCAGAAGGTGCTTTAACATCTAACTACATTGGTGGCCTTAAACCTGTTCAGGGTTCTAAAATCGTAATTGAGTATATTTCTACTAATGGCGCAGATGCTAACGGTGCTGTAGGATTTTCTTATGCTGATACATTAGCTAATATCACGGTGATCGATATTAATGAGAACCCTAGCAATAACCCAGACTTTGTCGGGGCTGATGGTGGCGGTGACCCTGAAGATATTGAACGTATTCGAGAATTAGGCACAATTAAACGTGAAACTCAACAACGTTGTGTAACCGCTTCCGACTATGACACATTCGTCTCTGAGAGGTTTGGTTCTATTATTCAAGCGGTTCAAACATTTACAGATTCATCTAAACCAGGGTACGCATATATTGCTGCTAAGCCTAAATCTGGATTGTATTTGACTTCTGTCCAACGTGATGATATCAAAAACTATTTGAATGATTATAACTTAGGGACTATTACACCTGTTGTTATTTCGCCTGATTATTTGTTTATCAAAATGAATATCAAAGTTACGTACGCGTTGAATAAACTCCAAGAATCAGAACAATATCTTGAAGGGCAAATTATTAATAAAATTGACCGATATTATATTGAAGATGTAGAAATTTTTAACTCATCGTTTGCAAAATCTAAAATGCTAACTTATGTCGATGATGCAGATATTTCTATTATTGGTTCTTCAGCTACTATTCAAATGGTTCGCGAAGTACAAAACTTCTATAAAACGCCTGAGGCCGGTATTAAATACAATAATCAGATTAAAGATAGATCGATGGAATCTAATATATTCTCGTTTGATTCGCACAGACCTAATCCAGAAAATGCAAACGAAACTATTAAATACGGTGTTCGCATAGTATCTTCTGACCGTAATGATCGTGGCATAGGTCAAGTTATTATTGGTCCATTTGCAGACGGTGATGTTGTTGAAAACGAAAATATACAACCTTATACAGGTAATGATTTTAATAAACTTACTGTTACTGACGGACGAAACAAATACTATTCAATTGGTGAAGTGAATTATCCTGCCGATTCGATTTATTGGAACATTGCTAAAATTGACCTCACTTCAGACCGTTTTGAAGTTCAAACAATTGAACTTTATTCAGACCCTGCAGATGATATTATTTTTACAAAGGATGGTTCTTTAATCGTATTCGAAAATGACTTACGTCCTCAGTACTTAACTATAGATTTGGAGCCTATTTCACAATGACAGTAAAAGCGCCAGCAGTCACAAGTCTCAGAATATCCAAGTTGTCCGCTAACCAAGTTCAAATACGCTGGGATGACGTTGGTGCTAATTTCTACTATTTTGTAGAAATCGCTGAGACTAAAACGGCAGACGGGGAAATAATTCCCCCTGCCAGCTATAGATGGATAAATTTAGGATATACTCCTAATAGCAACTGGTTCGAAAGTAGCTTAGACCCATTAACTTCTTATATTATTCGTGTATCAACTGCCGCCGAAGGCTTCGAGAGATCTGATTGGGTATATACCGAAATATTTGAATCGTTTCAGACTAACGCGTATACATTTCAACATATGATTGAAATGCAATTGGCCAACACTTTTATTAGAGAAAAATTTACAAATAACAACATGGCTTATGTCGATTTTAATAACGACACTATAATGGCAGCTCTAATGAATGAATCGTTCCAATTTAGTCCTGCTTATGCGGATATTTCATCTATTAAAAATTTCATTATTGGCGAAAATGAGTATCATGAAATTCAAGGTTCGATTCAACAGGTGTGTCATGATATAAACCGTGTTTATTTGATGGAATCCGAAGGAATTCTTTATTTGTTTGAACGGTATCAGCCCGTGGTTAAAGTCTCTAATGATAAGGGACAAACCTGGAAATCGGTTAAATTGTTTAATGACCGTGTAGGGTACCCTGTATCAAGAACAGTGTATTACCAGACAGATTACACCACGTATGTTCTTGGGTATGATAAATTATTTTACGGCCGTAAATCAACCGACGTTCGTTGGTCTGCTGATGATGTGAGATTTAGTTCTCAAGATATAACATTTGCTAAAATTGGTGACCAGTTAAATTTAGGATATGATGTAGAAATATTTGGTAACTACGCATCATTACCTGCTAACGTATCACGTATTGCAGAAGCTATCGTTTGCAACGACGATTATGTATACGTTGCTGCTCGAGATAAAGTTCGTTTTATTAAAACTAGTAATGCCCCTATTGATTCAGACCCGTTATCTCCGACATATTCCGAACGTTTGTTTGAACAAGAAACATTTAACATCACAGGTAACCCTAAGGCAGTTTGCTATAAAATGGATTCTGTCGGCGGTAAAATATTTGCACTGATTATCGGTGAAGTTGTTAATCTTAATGACGACCCGAGGACCACTCCTATTGTTGATTCTGCTGATAAGGGTGTTTACGTTCTAGACCATGATGCTGGCACATTTAAACGTGTGTTTGGTAATACTGAAGAAGAACGACGCCGTATTGAACCAGGGTACACCAGTATGTCTACTGATGGTGTTGAGTTATCTATTTCATCTAGTAATTTTAAATTTCTAGAATCGGATATTGTTGATGACCCAAAAACACAAGTCAAATACGGTTTAATCGGTGCTGTTAAATATGAGTATCCTCGCGAATGGTTGGCTGATAAACATTATCATATGATGGCATTTATTTCAACTGAAGACTCTCAATGGGAATCGTTCACTCCCCAACCGATGGAATACTATGCTGAGCCATTCTTTAGTTATTCTAGAAAGTCTGGTACTCGTTGTTGGATTAATAACTCAGACAAGGCCGTTGTAATTTATTCTGATTTACTTTACACTAAGGTTATTGAGAATCATCCACTTAGTTCTTCAGACCGTGAAGTTCATGAATATTGGAAGGATGGTGACTGTACAATAGTGATGCCTAACGTAGATTTCACCGGATTTAAAAAATATGCATCCGGCATGATTTTCTATAAAGCATCGGGTGAGATTATTTCTTATTATGATTTTAGTTATCGTGTTAGAGATAATGTTTCTATAATTTGGAAGCCTACTAATATATTCTTAACAGCATCGTTACAAAACCAAGAAAAAGATACCACATGGACTCCTGTAGAAGAGAACGGTATTGCAGACCCAGATTTACGACCATTGCTCACTACAATGATGCCGGAGTCTTATCTTTTAGATAATACAAACTTCGAAGCATTCTGCGAGGCTTATATTCAGTATCTTTCTGACGGCTATGGGACCCATTATAACAACCTTTTAAATCTTATTAAAAATCAATATCCACGAGAAGAACATGCGTGGGAATATTTATGGTCTGAGATTTATAAACGAAACATTTACTTAAACGCTGAAAAACGTGATTTAGTGTCTCGTTTCTTTGAATCAAGAAGTTATGACTTCTATTCAACTAAAGGAACTGAAGCATCATATAAATTCTTGTTTAAAGTGCTTTATAACGAAGATGTTGAAATTGAAATTGAATCCAGTTCAGGGACCGAATATGATATCATCATTGAATCTGATTCGTTGACAGAAGATTTAGTAGGTCAAACCATATACACCGCTACAGGACGTTGTAATGTGACGTATATCGAGAGAAGTTACTCTAAAGGTAAATTACAATGGACTGTAACAATTCACAACCTCTTAGGTCGTTTAATCCAAGGACAGGAAGTTAAAGCTGAAAGACTCCCTAGTTTTGAAGGTGAAATTGTTCGTGGTATTAAAGGTAAAGAGCTTTCTCAGAACAACATCGATTACATAAATCGTGGTAGAGCATACTACGTAATGAAGATTAAATCTAAACTTCCGTCATCTCGTTGGAAATCAGACGTATTACGTTTTGTTCATCCGGTTGGATTTGGATTTATCGCAATTACCCTTCTCACAATGTTTATTAACACCGGATTAACACTTAAACATGTTGAAACCATTATTAATAAATATAAAAACTATAAGTGGGATTCTGGATTACCGACTAAATATGCAGACCGAGTGGCTAAATTAGACCCACAAGGAAATGTTGAGTTTGACCCTATTACAGGTAAAGCGATATATGAAATAGGCCCTATGGCTGGTCAAGATTATCCATTGCCTGAAGATTATAACGCTGAAAACAATAACTCCATATTTCAAGGTCAACTTCCATCGGAACGACGTAAACTGATGAGCCCATTATTTGATGCGTCCGGAACAACATTCTCTAGATTTAGAGATTTGGTTGAACAACGGTTAATCGATAATGTAGGAAATCCAAGAGACCCCGTGAATCCACCACAGGTTAAATTAGATGAATGATTCAAGTGTTATCTATCGTGCAATAGTTACATCAAAATTTAGAACAGAGAAAATGCTGAATTTTTATAATTCAGTTGGGGATGGAGACGATAAGAACTCCATTTATATTACGTTTGGACGTTCAGAGCCTTGGGCGTCAAATGAAAATGAGGTGGGCTTCGCCCCACCTTATCCTACAGATTCTGTTCTTGGCGTTACTGATATGTGGACCCATATGATGGGCACCGTTAAAGTTTTACCTTCAATGTTAGATTCTGTTATTCCTAGACGTGATTGGGGAGATGTGCGATATCCAGACCCTTACACGTTTAGAATTAACGATATAGTCGCATGTAATACTGCTCCGTATAACGCGACAGAAGTTGGAGCCGGTTGGTTAATTTACCGTTGTTTAGATGTCCCTGACGTAGGGCTCTGTTCAATAGAATCTTTAGATAATAAAGATGAATGTCTTAAATTAGGTGGTAAATGGACCCCGTCTGTTCGTTCTATGTCTCCTCCTGAAGGCAGAGGCGATGCTAATGGGGTTATCGAAACCGGTGATGGATATATTTGGGAATATCTTTATGAGATTCCTGCCGATGTGTCAATTAACCGTTGCACTAACGAATATCTTGTAGTTCCATGGCCGGAAGAAATTAAAGAAGACCCCACCCGTTGGGGATATGAAAATAACTTAACTTGGCAACAAGATGACTACGGCTTGATTTACCGTGTTAAAGCTAATACGATGCGGTTTAAAGCATATTTTGATTCTGTTTATTTCCCTGAGGCAGCTTTGCCTGGTAACAAGGGTTTTAGACAGATATCAATTATCGCAAACCCGTTAGAAGCTAAGAAAAATCCAAATGACCCTAATGTTAAAGCAGAAAAGGATTATTACGACCCTAGAGACCTGCAACGTCATTCTGGTGAAATGATTTATATGGAAAACCGCCCACCTGTTATTATGGCAATGGACCAAACAGAAGAAATTAACATTTTGTTTATGTTTTAATTAGGGAGCCTTCGGGCTCCCATTTTTGTATCTATAAATAGAATATAATATCGGACAACAAAAGGCAGAATTATGGCATTTTTTAAGCAAACTCCTAAACAATTAATCGATACCGGCGAAATTGGTAATGCCTCAACAGGTGATATCTTATTCGACGGTGGTAATAAAATAAATGACGATATCAACGCTATTTACAATGCATTTGGCGATCAACGTAAAATGGCCGTAGCAGATGGAACCGGACCTACGGGTCAAACTATTCATGCCACAGGTTATTATCAAAAAGGAAAGGCGGTCGATTATCAAACTCCTATTAAACCAGGCACTATGCATGATATTGATGCTTCTGATGGCGGTGTGATTGTTATTATTGACCGTCCTGAATTAGGTGACTCTGTAGAATTCATAAACTCTAATGGGTCTATTTCTGTTAACAATCCTTTAAGTATCCAAGTAACTGATGGTTCAATTAAAGGTGTTCTTAATAATCTTGTTATTTCAACCCCTTATACCCATGTTGTTCTTCGTTGTGTTGAAATTAATGGGCCGACTTCAGTATGGAATTATTCTACTGATAGCATGTTTGGGCAGAAAGAATCTCCTGTCGATGGGACTTGGAGTCTTACAGGAAACACAGTTTCTATTCCTCTGTTTTATCGCACGGATTATAACATGGCTAAATTGCTTGTTACATGCCAATCCGCCGACGGTAGAAAAATAAAAACATGCGAAATAAATATTCTAATAGATACAATTAACTCAGAAGTTCTTTCTACCGAATTTGCAGTAATGCGAGTTGGTAATGTAGATGAAACCGACGAGATTGCTAATATTAGCTTTAGTATTATTAACAACTTTGCTACTATGACGATTACATCCGATATTATTGGATTACGTTCGGCAGTTAAAATTATCTCAACTCAGAAAATTGGGGTCGCTCAATAATGAAACAAAATATTAAAATTGGTAACGTCGTTGATGACGGACAAGGCGATTACCTTCGTCGAGGTGGTGAAAAAATAAATGAGAACTTTGACGAAATCTATTATGAATTAGGTGATGGTGAAGTTCCTTATGCCGCTGGCGCATGGAAGACTTATGATGCGGCTGACGGTCTTAATCTTAATGCTGCTTGGGGTAAATCTTATGCAATTAATACTACTTCCGGGCGAGTTTCTGTAAATCTTCCTAAAGGGACAATTGCAGACTATAATAAAGTTATTCGTGCTCGTGACGTATTTGCAACTTGGAACATTAACCCTGTTACTTTAATTCCGGCAAATGGAGACACGATTAAAGGTTCTTCATCTCCGGTAGAAATTAACGTTCAGTTCTCTGATTTAGAATTAGTTTATTGTGCTCCTGGACGTTGGGAATACATCAAGAACAAACAAATTGATAAAATAGTTAGCTCTGACATTAGTAATGTTGCTCGTAGAGAATATCTGGTTGAAACCCAAGGTCAGACCGATTTCATGGATGTTTTTAACGGTACCTCTTATAACGTTAACAACATTCGCGTAAAACATCGTGGCAACGAATTGTATTATGGTGATGTATTCAGTGATAATAGTGATTTTGGTTCTCCAGGCGCTAATCCTGGTGAACTGGTTGCACTCGATGGATTTAATATTAGATTACGCCAACCATGTAATGTTGGGGACACTGTACAAATTGAGACATTCCTAGATGGTGTTTCTCAGTGGCGTAGTTCATATACTCGTCGCCAAGTTCGCATTTTAGATAGTAAATTGACTGCTAAAAAGTCTATTGACGGAAGTATTTACGTCACTGATTTGAGTACATTCAGGTCTATTCCATTTACAGCATTTGGTATTAATCCTACAGAACCACCTAACCCGAATTCATTAGAAGTTCGCTTCAATGGTATTCTCCAAGAATTAGCGGGTACTGTTGGAACTCCTATTTTCCGTTGTGAAGGTGTGGATGCTGATTCTGAAGAGTCATGCGCTAATCTCGGTGGGACATGGACTCAATCATATACAGATTATGCGATTGAATATACTGATAATATCCCTAGCGCAATTCTGTTTGACCGTCAATTTGAAGACCAAGACATTATTACCATCACATGGTTTAATAACGATTTAGGAACTCTTCTTGAAATGGAAGAAATTCTTGATGTCGCTGATGAGAAATATGTTTCTCAAGGGTCTAACATTGAAATTCCTGGTGACGTTGCATTAACCGATTTCGATAAAATTGGATGGCCTAATGTAGAACCTGTTCCTAAGTATGAACGTGAATTCTCGACTATCTCAGCAATATTTGACACAATTTATCCTGTCGGGACTATTTACGAAAATGCGGTTAACCCTAATAATCCGGCCACTTATTTAGGTTTTGGTTCGTGGAAAATTTGGGGACAAGGCAAAGTATTAGCAGGTTGGAATGACGACGCGTCGGATCCTAATTTTGCATTAAATAATAATGACCTCGACGTCAATAATAACCCTACTCATACCGCAGGTGGTACCGTTGGTGTAACATCCATCACATTAGAAAATGCTGATTTACCAGCTACACAAACCGATGAAAAGGTTCTTATTTCTGATGATAATGGTACAGTAATTATAGGCGGTTGCCAATACGACCCGGATGAAGAAGGTCCTATTTACACTAAATATCGTGAAGACTATGCAAAGACTAACGGATCTCATGTTCCAGCACGTTCTATAACTAATATTCAGCCATCTATAACTGTATACCGTTGGGTAAGGATTGCATAATGACTGTACTTAATACAAAGGCGGGAGTTATTTCCCGTCATGCTGATTTTTTGAATTACAGAAAAAATCCAGCTCAAATCGATGTTTTAAACAACCAAGCTGTAGGTTCCGTGACTATTTCTCAGTTAGCTCGCGGTTTTTATGATGCTAACGTAGAATCTGCAATAAATGATGTCCATAATATGGCACGAGCTGATATTGGTACTGTTGTCACAAACACTTCAGGCGTATCGCCTGAAGGTGCAGCACAAGTTGATTATTGGACTTTTTCCGGTGATGTTCTCGACGATACTTTGGACACTGGAACGCCAGTCGTTATTAACGTATTTGGACTTGCCGTTAAAGCAACAATCGGTATGACTGATAACGAATTAACGGCACAAGTTCGTATAGCTTTACAAGAGGCCATTGCTAATCAAATCGCTATTTCTTCTTATAAAGACCATCCAACTGAAGGTAATAAACTTCAGGTGACATATTTAGATAACCAACGTCATGTGTTGCCAACATATGCTTCGTTTGGTGTAACAATTTCGCAAGAAATTTTGTCTGAAGCAAAATCCGGATACGGAACATGGAATTTATTGGGTGCCCAAACGGTTACTCTTGATAACCATGATACTCCTACCGTTTTCTACCACTTTGTGAGAGCCTCATGAGTAATAACAATACATACCAACACGTTTCAAACGAATCCATTTACGTTGAATTCGACCCCGTAGGGTCGAATTTTCCAGATACAGTCACTAATGTCCAAGCCGCATTAGCTGCTATTTCTCCTTCAGGTGTTAATGGTGTACCGGAAGCAACAACTACTACACCAGGAATTATTCAAATAGCTACTCCACAAGAAGTTATTGATGGATTAGATAATAATAAAGCTGTTACTCCGGCATCACTGAATGCTCGTCTACAATATCCTAATGCAACCGAAACTCAATACGGCTTAACTCGTTATGCTACTGAAGATGAAGCAGTAACCGGAACTATTGACGATGCATCAATTACTCCGCTTAAATTGAATCAAAAAATAGACAATGTATTTCAGACAAAAGTGTCAACAGAAGCAACAAATGGTGTAATTAAAATTTCAACTTCTGCTGCGGCATTAGCTGGTTCTGACGATACAACGGCAATGACCCCGTTAAAAACACAACAATTAGCAATTAAACTTATTTCACAAATTGCTCCAAATAATAGTGACGCCACCGAATCTATTACAGGTGTTGTTCGTTTAGCTACAGTTGCACAAGCACAACAAGGCACCCTGCGTGAAGGCTATGCAATTTCACCTTATACCTTTATGAATTCAGTAGCATCAGAAACTAATAAAGGTGTCGTTAAACTAGGGACACAGACTGAAGTAAATAGTAACAACTCTTCAGTTGTAGTGACCGGCGCAACATTAAACGGGCGTGGGGCTACAACTTCTTTACGTGGAGTTGTTCGTTTAACTACACAAGCGGGTAGCCAATCAGGTGGTGATGGTTCTTCTGCCCTTGCTTGGAATGCTGATGTTATCCACCAACGAGGCGGTCAAACTATTAATGGCACGCTTCGCATTAATAATACGTTGACGGTTGGTTCTGGTGGTGCTAATATAACGGGTAATGTCAATATGTCCAGTGGTTATATTCAAGGCAATCGTATTGTGACTCAAAATGAATTAGACCGAATTCTTCCAGTTGGCGCTATTACAATGTGGGCTGCAGATAGTTTGCCGAGTTCGGACTGGCGTTTCTGTCACGGTGGGACCGTTTCTGCTTCAGAATGTCCGGTATATGCTTCCAGAATTGGGACACGATATGGTGGTAGTTCTTCTAACCCAGGCTTGCCCGATATGCGTGGATTATTTGTTCGCGGCTCAGGTCGTGGTAACCATTTAACTAACCCTAATGTTAATGGTAATGACCAATTCGGTAAGCCTCGTCTGGCGGTAGGTTGTACCGGTGGATATGTTGGTGAGGTGCAAAAACAACAGATGTCATATCATAAGCATGCTGGCGGTTTTGGTGAGCATGATGATTCTGGAGCATTCGGTAATACTCGTCGTTCAAACTTTGTTGGTACTCGTAAAGGACTTGACTGGGATAACCGTTCGTATTTTACTAACGATGGATATGAAATTGATCCAGCGTCTCAGCGTAACTCTAAATATACCCTGAATCGTCCAGAATTAATTGGAAATGAAACTCGCCCATGGAATATTTCTTTAAACTATATCATTAAGGTAAAATAATGACTGATATAACTCTGGTAGATTTACCATATGTTGACGGCCCACCAGACGCGGGTCAGAGTCGTATTGAATGGATTAAAAACGATGAAGAAATAACAGGTGCTGACACAAAATACGGTTCTGAAGGTGTAATGAACCGTCCTATTGTTGAAGTTCAACGTAACGTAGAAGCGTTAGATGTTAATATTAAAACTATAGCATCTTCTTTGAATACGGCCAATGAAGATATCAAAGCTATTCAAGGTATTTTAGATGTTTCTGGGGATGTTGATGCTCTTGCACAGATAGGCCAGAACACCCAAGATATCGATGTCATTAAAGTCACAGTTCAAACCCATGCCAGTGAATTGAATGACTTGAATGAACATATTGATGCGAATACTGACGATATTGGTGTTTATAATCAGGAAACAGATTCAGTTTATAGAACGGTTCGTAACGACCTGCTTTGGATTAAAAATGAATTAGGACAATATACCGGTCAAGATATTAATGGGGTTCCTACTCCAGGAAATGATAGCACTGGTATGAAACGCCGTATTATGACTAATAGCTCCGTAATTGTTGACCACGGTGTTCGATTAACTGATTTGGAAACTAAATTTGCTGATTCTGACGTCGGCTCTTTAACTGTTGAAGTTGAACACTTGCGCGAAGAAATGGGGCCTCGCACTTCTTTCACTACTCCAGTGTTTAGTCGTCTTTCCGGTATTGATTTAACTTTGACGCGTCAAAATGCTGACTTGGATGGCATTAAACAGTCTATTGGGTATCCTAATACGACTTCTATTATTACTACAACTAATGCGAATAGTTCAGCAATAAACGACATTAATCTTGAGCTCAATCAATCTGGTGGTATTAAACCTCGTTTGACTACAGTAGAAACTGCCATTGGCGCCGATGATTTGCCTACTACAATCCAAGGACGTATTAAACTCAATACTGATGCTATCGGAGCATTGAATACTGTTGTCGGCTCTGATTCTTCGTCAGGATTGCGTTTTAATGTGTCATGGTTAAATAACGTAGTTGGTGTTGACGCTTCAGGTGGGAAACCGGAACCAGACGGCTCTTTGCTTTATCGTACTCGAGAGCTTGAAGGAACTATCGGTGGGCTGAGTAATGACATTCAGAACATTCAAACTGATGTTGGGACTAATTCCACAGGAATTAAGGGTTCTGTAAACACATTAAATACTCTTATAAATGGCACCAACCCAAATGGTTCGACTGTTGAAGAACGCGGTATATTGCCTACAGTTAAAAGTCATGATACGACAATTAATGGTTTAACTTCTAGAATTGCTACTCTTGAAACTGATTTGGCCGCTGCAGAAGCTGAAATCCAAACTCTTAAGGACGCTGGATATATTGAAGATGCTCCTTCAGACGGTAAATTCTATGTTCGCAAAGATGGTGCATGGGTTGAACTTCCTACAGCTTAATGAAAAGGGCCTTCGGGCCCTAAAGGATTTATATGTCAGGTTATAATGCACAAAACCCTAAAGAATTAAAGGACGTAATATTACGTCGTTTAGGCGCTCCTATTGTAAATGTTGAATTAACTACAGACCAAATTTATGATTGTATTTCACGAGCGTTAGAACTTTATGGCGAATACCATTTTGACGGGTTGAATAAAGGTTTCCATGTATTTTTTGTTGATGACGAAGAAAAATACCGTCACGGCGTATTTGATATGCGTGGTTCTAACGTATTTGCTGTAACAAGAATTATAAGAACAAATGTTGGCTCTATTACTTCAATGGATGGTAATGCAACTTATCCATGGTTCACTGATTTCCTTTTAGGAATG